CAATGAAGTACAGGCGTGTATTGATGACAAGGCACAGGAGATATTCAATCATGAATTCGATTATTATATACGAGGAGCAACAAGGAGATGACTTTTTATAGGTTCTTCCCAGGGCAAACACTTGCGGGTGCGCGACGACCGCAGTTTGTAGGTAGATACCAGGTCGAAAAGGTCATTTCGGTTTCGGAATGAATTCGATAAAAGAACAGACAGTCTCAACTATCGAATTGGCTGAAATTCTTGGGATATCAGACCGCAGAATCCAACAGCTCGTAAACGAAAAGGAGTTGGAAAAGCTCGGAAGAGGTCGTTTCAATCTTGTTTCCTCAGTTCAGAGGTTTATTGCTTATCAGGTAAACAATCTGAAAGAGAAACAGTCAATCGGAACAAAACTGGATGAAGAAACGCGACTTCTTAAACTTAAGGGCGATCTTGCTCAAATTGATCTTGAGAAAAAACGAGGTGAATTGATTCCGGTGAACGTTGTCGGAACAGTTTGGGCACAGGTAATAACAGCCGCACGGACAAAACTTCTTGGACTCCCAAGCTTAGTTAAAACAAAACGACCTGACATCGACATGGAAGTATTTACAATCATTGAAAAATTGATACGAGAAGTGCTGAAAGATATGAGTGAAGATAATTTGTCTGAAAGATACGCTCGTGAAGCAGACAAAGAAAAGGCAGATAACTGATGTTATATAATACAGCAGTCAAATTTCTTTTAATTAAAACTTTGAAATTATGGACTCCCCCGCCGAAACTATCTCTAAGTGAATGGGCGGATCAATACGCTTATTTATCGCCTGAATCATCTGCTCAGCCAGGCAAATGGCAGACAATTCCTTACCAAAAAGGAATAATGGACGCGCTCACTGATCCGCGTGTCGAGAAAGTAACCTTCATGAAGTCCGCTCGAGTCGGATATACTAAGATATTAAATCATCTATGCGGATATCATATTCATAATGACCCTTGCAATATTCTTGTAGTTCAGCCGACAATTGAGGACGCTCAGGGATATTCGAAAGATGAAATCGAACCGATGCTCAGAGATACTCCCTGCCTAATCGACCTTGCTCCGGAAGCAAAAGCAAAAGACAAAAAGAATACAATACTCCGCAAACAGTTTCCCGGCATGACACTAATGATGACAGGTGCGAACAGCGCACGCGGTTTCAGACGTATTTCTGCACGAATTGTAATATTTGATGAGGTTGACGGATATCCGCCGACCGCAGGGCAGGAAGGTGATCAGATTCAGCTTGGTTCACGCCGTGCGGATTATTTCTGGAATAAGAAAATAGTTGTGGGATCAACTCCGACAATAAAAGGAATGTCTCGAGTTGAGGATTCTTTCGAACTGTCAGACATGAGATACTATCATGTACCGTGTCCGCACTGTCAGAAAAAACAAAAGCTTGAATTTGCGAATCTTGATTTTTCTAAACACGGGACTGTGCAGAAGCCGGTATTTATTTGCGTTCATTGCAGGAAACCAATCGATTTCAAGCATCAAAGATGGATGATTGAGAATGGAGAATGGATATCTGAGGGAGAATTTACGGGACATGCAGGATTTTTTATATGGTCGGCGTATTCATTTTCGCCGAATTCTACTTGGGCTCACATTGCTAAAGAGTTCACTGAAAGTAAAAACGATCCTCAAAAGCTTAAAACATTTGTAAATACTTGGCTCGGTCAGACATGGGAAGACGACGCAGGCGAAGAAATACCCGAAGATTCGCTTCTTAAACGTCTTGAAGATTATGGATCCGCGCCTGTTCCTGATAATGTGCTTTTCCTGACTGCTGCAGTTGATACACAGGACGATCGCCTTGAGTGCGGTGTTATCGGTTATGGTCCGGATAAAGAAACTTATTGGATAGATTACAGGGTTTTCCATGGTGATCCTGAAAAGACAGCTGTTTGGAATGAACTTTCTCAGTATCTTGATTCGTCGTTTGAATCTGCTGCAGGGGACGTTCATCATATTGCTTGCACTTGCATTGACTCCGGAGGGCATTTTACTAACGAAGTTTATTTTTTTACAAAGCGGAATCAGTCTCGAAGAATTTTTGCAATCAAAGGAGCAAACACACCGGGCAAGCCTTTAATCTCTCGTCCTTCAATGAGAAATAAAGGAAAGGTCAAACTTTTCACCGTTGGAACTGATACAGCCAAAGAAATCATTCACGCCCGTCTTAAAAATGAAACTCCGGGACCTTCTTATGTCCACATTCCGAAAAAACCATGTTTTGATGCTGAATTTATTAAGCAGTTGACCTCTGAAAAGTGTGTTCTGCGATATAGAAAGGGCGTTCAATATCGCGAATGGGTGAAAAAATCTTCCGGAATCCGCAACGAAGCACTTGATATTTTCGTTTATAATCTTGCAGCTTATGAAATATTGAATCCGAACATCGGCGCATTACTTGAAAATCAGCAGAAAACACGGGAGAAACTGAAGAATCTCCCTGCTCAAAACACGAATGAAATGCTGATTCCTGATAAAAAGCCTCGTTCGCGTAAGCGTGGAAGTGGTTGGGGAAAGAATTGGTGAATGAAATAAAATTCATAAAATTAATTGACGAAACTCAATTAATCTGAATAGATGTTCATCGACATGACAAAATTCTGCTGATGCAGACTGCTACTCAAGCGAGGAAACTTGCAGCGGCATCACCCCGAAGAGTCAAGGGCTGATGCAGAAACAAGAATTTCTTCTTATCTCTACATCAGCCCTTTTTATTTTTTGCGGGGAAAATGAAGGACATTCAGGCAGGAGACACTTTCAGATTTTCAATACCGAACAGCAAATATCTTGTTGCTGAGGGTTGGATATTCCGTCTTTCTCTTCGTGGAAAAACAGACATCAACATTACCGGAACCGCAGACGAAGAAAATCAGACACTTAATTTTCTTCAAACGCCTGCGCAAACTGCGACTTGGACTTCTGGCCGCTATGCTTATTTTATATCCGCAGAGAAAACAGATGAACGGGAACTGATTGAATCAGGAGAAGTCAATATTCTTCCTGATTATTCTGGCAAAATAAATGTTCTGTCATGGGCTGAAAAAGCTCTCGAAGCTGTTGAAGCTACAATTCAAAACCGTGCAACTTCTGATCAGCTCAGTTATACAATCGCCGGACGCTCAATATCAAAGATTCCGATTCCGGATCTACTTGTGCTTAGTTCAAATCTTAAAGCTCAGATCCGTTCCGAAAAAATTGCAAACAATCTCGCTGAAGGCGTTGCCATCGGTAACTGCATAAAGGTGAGAATGTGAAGAATATAATTCGCAACATATTCACGCGCAAACCTAACGATGCTGATATTTCTGCAGCGGTTCGCTCTGCGTATGTTCGTGGATTTACTGCCGCACAGAATCACAGACTGCTTTCTTCGTTAAAAGGAGAATATGAATCAATCAATAAACTGCTGAAAGGACAGCTTGCTCCGCTTCGTGCGAAAGCCCGTCAGCTTGCTCTCAATAATGATTATGTGCGCAGATACGTGAATCTCATGAAAAATCATGTTGTCGGTGTGAACGGTTACACATTACAGAACCGTGCAAAAGACCCGAACGGCAAGCTTGACGAATATGCAAACAAGATAATCGAAGATCAGTGGCGGAAATGGGGGAAGAAAGCTTCAACAGACGGCAGACTTTCAATCGTTGATATATATCGTTTCGACATTCATTCGTGGGCTGTTGATGGAGAATCAATCATCCGCATCGTTGAAGGATATGATAATGCGTGGGGCTTCGCTCTGCAGCCGATTGATGCATCTCTACTCGATGATCAATACAATGATACTCGTTCGAACGGCAATATTGTCCGCATGGGGATTGAATATGATGAATGGTTGCGTCCTGTTCGTTATTATTTTAAACCGTCGCAGGATGACAACGAATACAGATATCATTCGAAGCATGAAGTAATTCCGGCAGAAAATATAATTCATTCTTTCTCACCTGACCGCGCGAATCAGGGACGCGGATATCCGCCGATAGCATCTGCAATAATGAAACTGCACAATCTCAATGGTTATGCAGAGGCGGAAGTTGTTGCAGCTCGAATGGGTGCGGCAAAGACGATGATATATGAACGTCAACAGGGTTATGACGGCGAATTTCAGGGGCAGAAAAACGAAGAAGGCGAA